CGCCGTCCGGCATTCTTCCGGTGTGCCGATCGCCTTATATTCTTCCCACACCTTAGCATCCTCGTTTGTTAAAAGGCAAAATCCCTCATGCTTCTCCCCTTCAAACACCGTTTCGATAAAGTGGTGCATCAAAAGCGGAATATCTACGTTGGCATGATAACGTTCTTTTAAGTCTTTTTCGATTTTCCGGTATTTCTGTACCTCTTCCAGTGCGTTTATTGCCATTGCATAAGCATTTTCAAAAGATTTCCCCCATGATGTATCACACGGAATCGCTTTTCCAAGTTCGTTACAATCAAATTTTAATTCTTCAATTGCTTCATTCTCCGTCATGTTTACACCTCCAACAGCTCCGGATTATCAATCGCATTACCGATTACCTCTATTTCGCCGAAATCAACATCGAAAAATCCGTACATAGCACATCCGCATTGTGCCAGTTCCCATGCTGCGTAATTCTCACTCCATCTAATCAGATATGGCTCTTTATCATCATCATTATGCTTTATGGCAATGTCATTCTCGAAGATCAGTTTGTTGTTCTTATCAGGCATTGCGGTGCACTGGCAGACGGTTTCTGGGTCTACTTTGACCATGTTCGGGATATCATTGGTCATTCCCCATAGGATATATCTTCTCTCCCAGATACCATATAAATATCCTTCCACCCATTCCCCATTATCAATCCGCTTTCCACGGGATAAAAATCTATTCTGCATCATTTTCCTCCATTTCTGCTTTTACCGCCTTACTATAAAATGTCTTTGTGCACATTCCGCACTCCCTTGCCGCGTCCTCTATTGTGATGTGTCTGGCTCTCCAATTCCTACGCATCTGGTCAAAATTCTCCGGCAATGGAATTGATGGTCTGCCAAATTTCACACCTCTGGCTTTTGCTGCCGCAATTCCCTCTGCCTGCCTCTGCCGGATATTGGTTCTCTCATTCTCTGCCACAAAGGAAAGCACCTGCAATACAATGTCACTCAGGAATGTACCCATAAGGTCTTTCCCCCGCCTCGTGTCAAGCAGCGGCATGTCCAACACCACAATATCAGCTTCACGAAAACGTGTGATTCGGCGCCATTCCTGTATAATTTCATCATAGTTTCTTCCCATCCGGTCAATACTTTTTATGTACAGTACATCTCCTTTTTTCAGTTTGCGATAAAGGATTTTATATTTCGGGCGGTTAAAATCCTTACCCGACTGTTTATCCATATAGATATTTTTGTCCTCTATGCCCTGTTTATGCAATGCATCAAGTTGTCTGGCTTCGTTCTGCTCTTTGGAAGAAACTCTGATATAGCCATATTCCATTGCTATCCCTCGCTTTCCATGTACGGCTCCGGCAGCGGCATCCAGGCTGTGACATTTACACTATCAATATCATCACCGAGGACAAACCGTCCTCCCAAATATTGTACAAAGCAACAACGGTTTCGATATGTATCCCATCCAATTACACTATTAAGAGATTCTTCCGGCAGTCTCTCACTTACTGGAATCCATCCGCTTTCCTGCTCCAAAATCCTGTTGATTTCTTCCTCTGAAACCACTTTTGTTAGTGGAGAATACCCACAGGCTTCTGTCGCTGCCTCAGATATCTGGTTTTTAATCCTGCTTATTTTCATTCTGATCCTCACTTTCCGGCAACATAGCATATTTATAGCTACTCATTTTACCGTCGTATGTGCTCCATGACGTTTTTCCATAATCCCATGTATAAACCGTTTCATCTTCATATTTTGCAAAATGTTCTTTGCTCCACGCAAAAAGTTCAGAATCTCTGACCAAAATCGGTGTATCGACTGGAACTTCGCTCCAATCAACATACTGGCCGTTCGCCCATTCTTTTGCTTTTTCTCTGCAACGACCAGCATTTCTAATGTCATTATCGCAAAAATCGCATTTATCGCAGACTCCCCTGCATTTTTCCAGTTTCCCATTAATTAACGCAATATTGCATCCATCACATGCAATATTTAAAATCTCTTCCGCATATTTTTCTCTATTCAGCATCCTTTTTCTCCTTCCCATACCGCAACTGATACGGTACTTCCTTAAAATCTCTCAATGCATCCGGGTTTGGATGCTTCGGCATTCTCGTCTGACGGTTTTCCATCTCTGCTATGATTCTGCGTCTCTCTTTGCTTTCTCTGTGCAATTTATACCTCCGTCATTTTCCAAGACTGTTTACAAGCTGTTCTGACCTCGTATAAGCCTTATCCAACAGTTCTAAATATTCATCAAAGGAAATCTGTGCTTTTTCAGATAACTCCCTCGGATAACGCTCTAACAAAGCCTTAATGCACTGTTTCATGTCTCCAAAATATCCGATTGTTCGAACGCTTTCTTTTTCATTGCCGTCCTTATCCTGTCCGGCATATCTCTGTCTCAGGGTGTGATTCAGAGAATCAATCTCCACAAAATATCCATTCTGCAGTTCCACAGTTAACTTGTCCATCAACCATTCCTCCTATATTTCATACGTCTTTCCGATAAAACGCTTGTCAATGTACTTACATTCCCATTCCAAAACACTTGCGATCCCTGTCATGGTTTCATATCCGGTAGCAAGGCAGTTAATTAAATATCTGATTCTCTCATAAACCTGTCTGATCTGATTTCCCGAAAATTTAAACTGTGTTTTAAGGCAGACACCCAACATAGCAAAATAATTAAATACCTGTGCCAGTAAAAACTTATTTGCCTGTATCATGCAGTTCGGTGCAATCTTTCTCTCTACCAGATAAAAGCTCTCACGATACGGAATCTTATTAGTTTCCTCTCGCACGTCAATCTTGCATTTATCTTTCAGATAAAAACCAAGTTCCTCGCCTGTCGTTCCATCCTTTGCATTCTCCACATATGCATCAATAGTCTGCTCAACCTTTATGATTCTTTTGTGTCCGAATCCGAACTTATCATGCAGTGCCTGATATGCCATCATACGGACGTTATAATAGGATTCCTCTATCAGATAATCCGCATTGCTTTGTGCCTTGGCGTGTCTCTGTATTCCAATCAGTTCACTCTTGGAATATCCAAGTGTCTGCATCCGCTTTTTCTTTCTTGCCAGTGCATTACTCATTTGTTCTTCCATCTCCTCTCTACATCCTCAAAATGGCTAAATACAAGACTTTGAACATATTTTGATATATTTGTCCGTGCATATTTTTTAATTAGCATTTCCCATGCTTCCATCATTCCTTGGAACCACTCATCTTCGTTATCAGCTTCATAAAACTGCTGCCGAAATTTATAATAGTCATTAAAAAACTGCCATTCTTCGGAACCTTTTTCAAATTTCTTACTTGCCATAATCATTCACCTTTTAATCAAATGGTGTGATGCCACATACTTCTCGGAAACCGTCTTTCTGTCGCATCCGTGCTTGAATCTGTTCAATGGTTTCGGTTCGCTCGATGAATCTCATGTGATCACCGTCAAATTGGAGAACTTCTTTTAAATGTGTTCCCTGCCTTTGCTTTTCAATTTTCCATCCCTTATATTGACCATCCTCATCAAGATTCCATAACAAGATAATGTTTGATGCATCCTGCTCAACGTCTCCGGATTCTCTCAATTCTGCCATGGTTGGCTCTTTTGTTTCTCTCATCTCTGATATTCGATTAAGCTGAGACAGTACGATAATTGGCACATGCAGTTCCATAGCCAAGGCTTTGATAGCTTTTGAAATATCTCCGACCTCGGATGCACGGTTACCGAATCTTCGATCAGCCTTGATTAACTGCAAGTAGTCAATCACGATCACATCATATCTTTGGTGCCTGCATTCTGCCCGGATTTCACTTACCGACTTCGCGCCGGTTGAAATAGTGATGCTATACCCGGAAAGTGTTTCATTCGCCTTGTCGAATGCTTCTTTCTCCCCACCAAGAAAAGCCTTTGCCCGGCGAACCCTTGTTAGACCGATTTCAGACATTCGAGAAACGAAACGCTCATACACCTGTGATTCGTTCATTTCAAGGTTATAGTAGCCAATGTTGTAATCCTTTTCTGCCATCTGCCCGATCATTTGCGTAACGATTGCAGATTTTCCAACTCCCGGTCTTGCGCCAATTACAGTAACGTCTCCGCCTTCCAAGCCGCCAAGGCAATCATCTGTTCGATAAAATCCAGTTTTTATCAATCCCTCGCCTACATGCTCATTGAAATAATTCCCTTTATTTTCTGCAACAATCTGCTTCATAGTTTTTGAGTGAACGGTTTTGTTTTCTTGGATTTCTTCGAGTTTCGTGAGAACTTCAGCTATAGAATTGTCAATATCACACGGTCTAAGGCTCACTCTCTGGAAAAGGCTTTTCGTTTCCCTTGCCCGCCAATCCTTAATGACTGCATCCGCATAACTTTTTATTGCCGTTGAGACTGGGGTAACAGATATGCATTCTTTCAATTCGCTTGCAATTATTTCCGGCTCCCATTTGTGGTTTTCAAGTGTCTGAGACAGTGAAACGACATTAATATTTTCTCCGCGATCATACATGGCAAGCATTTCAGCAAAAGCATCTTGGCAAAATTCCGTACTAAACATTTCCGGCTTTAATTTGTTATAAACCTTGTACATGGAATCATTGTCAATCAATACACATCCGATCACTCCAATTTCTGCTTCCGTCAACTGCTCTCACCTCGCTTTCGTTTCTCAACTTGACGAATCCAGTAATCGCAATCCTCTTTCAGCCAATCACCATATTTCGGAATATAACGATAATTTGTATCATCTGGATTCTTCTCTATATAGTCAGTAACATATGCCACTGTAGCCTCATATATCAGCTTTGCAACGGCTTTTCTGTTCGGTTCGATAACTTCTAAAAGCTTGTCCATCCATGCTACCTTGGCAGACGTTAACGACGTTTTCTTTGGATATGCATTGATCGTGTATTCCCATCCCCATTCCGCGTCAAAGTCCAAATCAGATGCAGGCACGCTTTCTTTTGTATTTTCTTTCTCTATCTCTATATCTGTATCTATATCTTTCTCTATATCTTTCTCTACATTGCAATTTTGTTGCAAAATGTTGCACTCCGTTGCTCCACTGTTGCATTGCAACGCTTTTTGTGCATTTTCCCTAGATTTACGACTTCTACGAGTGCTTGCCGTCTCGCTTCCTAAGTTATCTTGCACAAAAGGCAACTTGTACTCAATGGAATCTGATGTTTCAAGCAATCCGCAGGAAAGAAGATACTGAATCGTTACTTGAACATTGATTTCGTCCTCGTCAATATCAAGGGCGATCTCTTTGTAAAATTCATCTTCCAATCCGGAATATTCCAGATAGCCACCTTTTTTCAACGACAACAACTGCATCTTAAGGTATATGATCGTGTATGTATCGCCGCCTGCCATCTTTCGGAGTTTTTTGATTCGTTTGCTATCAAAGAAATCATCCATCAGTTTAAGCCAGTAATACCGCTTATTCTCCGCCATTTTCACTACCTCCAAGCAATTCAATAACCTTTGCCCCAGCATCTTCCGGGCGACAAAATACGAACTCAACGCCATACTTAAGTTGCATTGTCAGCATAGCTTTTGCCAATACCTTGCCAGATGTCGGCTTTGTTTTCGGTAGCGATACATTCAGCAATTTTCCAAGTGTGTGCATATATGCAATATTGTTATACCGGTCCACTCGTGGATTATGCCATGTAAATACATCATTGACGGAATACACCTTGTCTGTATTTTCAATAAGCACATATAGCTTAATTCCGTTGTTCTGCGCCAAAATACACTCGTCACGGAATCTCGGATGTGCTTTTCCGCAGATATTCCCTGCAATTTCCTGCATGTCCTTTTTCGTGTCAACGGAAACATCATATGTGCCAAGAAAATCCATCTTTTTAAGTTCCATTTTTCTAGCTGATTTTCTATGGATAACATCCGCTACCTTGTCTGTGGCAATTATGTAATCTCCAACCGGCAATGGTGCACGCAAGACTTCCATATCGTGGCTTTTGAAATATCTATTCTTAAGGATATGCAAGCCCTCTTTCTGTCCTTTATCCTCAATTATTAACACGTATTCTCCTTTCTGGCGGTCACTTTCAGCAACCGCCAAAGGTATCTCATGGCTTTCAATTTAGTTTTTTGTGATATATTAAAATTCCTTGCCAAAACATCAGATACCGCATAAATTGGTTTCTTTTAGGTAAATACCAAGGTGTTGCAACCTATTTTAATATTCAAGATTGAATGTAATTCTTGGGTTATATACGCTACCCTCGCTATCGTCGATTTCATAAAAATCGACATCTTCATCGAACTCTGCAGTTACGGTTGCTTCCTGCGTGTCGTTCTCATTGTTCCTGTCAAATTCCGCTTCAACATCGGTATCGAATTTCGCTTTTACATGGAACTCCACTTCTGTATCTGGCTTAAACTGCACCAGATCTTAAATCAACTCATATACTTTCATGCCGTCTCCTTTCAGAACGGACAAAGGTTCATATCAACCTCTAATCCTTTTTCTGCAATATAAACATTTGCTCCATATTTAACTGTTTCTTCTGTCTTTTGTTTGAATAATGCCGAATCTGCTGATTTATCTGATAAGTGAATTAGAACGACATTTCGCAATGCCGGATTATCGTTAGTAGAAATAAAGTCAAGTGCCGTTGGTAAGCTCATATGACCTCTTAATCTGTGTTCGTAATTTGGCTCTTCTCGGTTCACAAACTGCATATCATAGTTGGCTTCCACCATGATGTGATTAACACCATTAAATCTCCATCTGACGTATTCCGTGTCTGTTGCATACACCAAGCTGCCAATATCCGGGTGTGTGATGTAAAATCCGTAGCAGGGGCACTCTGAACCGTCTCCGTTGTTGTGTAGCCATCTGCCGGACTTATCCCGGTTTTCAAATGCTCGTATGCTAAAGCTTTCTTTCCCAAACTGTAGGATATTTCCATCTATCAATTTGAACGGCTCCCACACTGGAATACCGGCTCTAACATACTGAAAGAAGTACTGATGATGGTCTGAATGTATGTGGGTTGTGATTACTGCTTTAATCTTTCGCACATTGAAATCCAGTGCTTTCTTAACTTCCATAAACGGCAACCCTGCTTCAATAATTAACGCTTCGCTTTCATTTTCCAGTATGTAGCAATTACCGGATGAACCAGAGCCTAAGGCTTTAAGTTTCATACCTCTTTCACCTCAATTTTCAAATATGTGTTTATTATCGATTATCCAAGGATGTTTCGTGTAGTCTATATGGCTTGCCGCATTTGCAACTGTTTTCCGTAGCATCTTTAAATGTTCCTCACAATGCTTTCTTCCAGATACCGCCGGTCTACCACAGATTATGCACAATCCTTTATCCTCCCGGTACTCCCTTTGGCTTGTGGACTTCTCGCACGAACGCCTCTTTGCCAAACACCTGTTGCATAAAACAGTTCCGCATACTGCATTACGTTTTCCACACTTCACGCATATTCCACTGGACTTATTCATGTAATATCTGGTACGGACTCTTTCTTTCCGTGCTTCTGCCTGTTCCGGTGTTTCCCTTGCAAGTCTCTTAGCTTCTACCTTCGCTTTCTTCTCCCGGCACTCAGCGCACATTTTGTACTGCGTTCCCAATATGCCTTTGTGACATCTGGAGCATATACCAAGAGATACATAAGGGTCTTCCGCTTTTTCTCTCATTCGGCATCCTCCAAAAACCATATTCCTTCCGGTTTTAAAAAGTTGCCCTGAACAATGTTCTTTCTGAATATACTTTCTGCTGTCGGTGCAAGATCCGTAAGTCTCTGTATGCTCTCTTCTATGTTGTCTGCCAGAATATCAATGCCGAATAATGTCTCTGCAGCTTCCGTTTCAGTCATTCCTATTGACAGTTTCCGTTTCAAGATTTCCACAAGGAAATTTCCAGTACCACACGCAGGCTCCAACACTGTTCCTCTCCAACACTCTGCACCACCATTTTCATCTTCCAACATATTGCACATCTTTTGTACCATCCAGCCCGGCGTATAAACTTCTCCAAACTTTTTGACGCGTTCTCGGCTTTTTGTAATTTTTTCTTTCTGCCTATTTTCCATTTCTGTGATAAAACTCACTCCTCACATCAATAATCTGTCTTGTCTGTCCCAACAATGCCCGATTATGCTTTGCCCTCTGCTCATTGTCACAGATAAATTGCTTGCAAATTTCTGGTCGAACCGGATAGATTCTGCATTTCTCGCAACTCTTATCCGTATCAAGAAAAGGGAATGTCATATCATACGTTCTATTCGCAGTGGGAAGAAGATGTTTGCACTCTTTGATATGGTTCTTACGAATATATCTGCGAATGGTATCTACTTCTTTTCTGCTCATTGGTAAAAGATTGGAACAGCAGTTACCGCATTGGCTACATTTCCCATCTTTGCAAAAGTTGTAAATGTTATCTTCCATTCCTTTCTGTACGGATTCTAAAAATGATATAACTTCCATATGCTACTCCAATTCTTCCTCTGCCGGAAACTGAAAGATAGCATTGCTAATGCATTCTATTTTTGACGGCTGATTTTCTGTTTGCACCATAATACCGCATTTCTTTAATCTTTCAAATTTCTTTGCCACATCTTCCGAAACATCAACATTCTGCATTACGATAGGCATACCGATATATGCATATCTAAGCATTTCCATGGCTTTCTTTGCTTTTTCTTCCGTGGAATATTTAGCTGTTATTGAAGTCTCATTGTCTCCGATTGCCTGCATCCGGACAAATGCTGCTTCTTTCGCCCTTGTATCAATAAAAACAATGCTATTTTCGTACGGAAAATCCAATGTGCCGTCCTGTGATATAACTCTCATACATCCACCTCTAATCTTTCATAAAGTCCGGTACGCTTTCGTCATTCTCAACGACTTCTCCGGCTACTTTTTCTGGCTGTGGTTCAACTACTTCGCTCCCGGTCTCAATAACTTCGGATTCAGCTACGACAAATGGCTCTGAATTGGCATTTTCCGCAATTTCTTCCTGCGTCTGCTGATAAGTTTCATCCATCTGCATAAGAGACTGTTTTGCAATAGCATTAAGGTCTTTTGGATGCTTTTTGATTGCATTATTACGCATCTTTCGAACAATCATGGATTCCGATGTATCAAGCCATGCGGCACTCATATATGGTCTTGCAACTTCACAAGCAAGCATATCTTCCAATGTTTTGCATTCAAGAATAGCCTCTATAATTTCATCTTTCTTAGACTTAATTTCTGCTTTCTGTTTATCGGTCGCCTTGCGCTTATTCTCACAGATGCCGAATGTTTCATTCAAAAGATTGTTGCGTACATGAGCCAAAAGATTTCCTTTCACGCCTTCACGTTCCGCAATCATGTATTCAATCTTTCCACAGTCCATCTCAACCGGATAAACGACACGTATTACTTTCTGCGACAATCCTTTTTCTTCCCATTCTGGCGGAGTAATCTCGACACCTTTATGTTTCGGGTATGTAAATTCATCTCCTTCTTTCACAAGCCATACCGGATAAACCTTTTTAACACCAACACCGAAATTACGGAGAAGTGCATCGTTTCCGTCTCCCTCAATACCCATTTCAACCTCTTTATACCAATTTCCATTAGCATCCTGCTTATTTCTCAACTGGAAATAGCACTCTCTCGGCACGGCATTTGCATTAAGTTTAAGGCTGGAAACCTGCCCGATAACCTGTCTCAAATTAGAACCATTCAGATTTTCCATAGCCGCCTTATTCGATGTAACAAGGTTGTAAATAGCACTCATAGATGCCATAACGCACTGTTTGGAATAATCATCAAAGGCAAGACCATGTTCTGCAAAATCACGCTCCATAAGTCCGGTATACTGATTTGCGTAAAATGAAAGTCTTGTATTCATTTCCTGCTTAACTGCAACTTCCTGTTTCTTTGTTTCTGCCATAATTATTTTTCCTCGCTTTCCATGATGATTTTTAATTTGTTTTCTTCTATTTCAAACTTTTCTTTTGCCGATTTAAGTTCCTTTTCTGCGGCTTCTCTAAACTTTTCCTTTGCATAATCGAAATTCGGCTTTGTAAGGAAAATATTTTCATAATAGCCAGTAATTTTCCCTTCGTCCTCTTTTCTAACAAAGCTCATGCAATTTGGAAAACCTCTTTTCTTATCAACTGGATAATATGTCTTTGGTTTTTCAATCACTTCCACTTCTGTGACGGAGATTCCGTCCGAATTAAGTCCATAAAAATAAAGTTTCACTGCTTTTCCTCGCTTTCCTCACATTTCTTCACAATCGCCACCTTATCAGCGCCGTAGGTTTCCACCCACTTCATATCCACGGTTTCATCTGTAACTGTTAGCTTTGCACCTTTGGCATTTACAACGGTATCTCCGGCTTTTACATCGTCTGATGTAGCAAATATATATGACCGGATCTGGTTTGGATATTTTGCTTTTATGTAATTCATTCTGATACCTCCTCAATCTCTCCATTTTCAATCGTATACCAAGTATCCGGCTTGATATTTTCCCCATCAACCTGCACCATCTTTGCGCCGTTAAGAACCCATGCACTCTGGTTATTTCTGTCATATTCCGTATTATCTTCTGAACCAGTGTATTCCCAGTCTGCAAAAACAAGAAACGAGCCAATAACACCCTTTGCTTTTGATTTGTAACCCCAAGCAACAGCGACCGCATCTTTGTCTTCTGCCGAGGATGCTCCCTTGTATCCGGTTGCCGAGGATGCTCCGCAGTTTCCGGTTGCCGAGGATGCTCCGTAGTCTCCGGTTGCCGAG